ACTGGTACGGCACCGGATGTATCAGTTAAGACTGCGGCTCCGTTTTTACTTGCAGCAAAATCATTTGCCTTGTACCCTGTCGCAATTTTAGTGGTAACCCCTACTGCTGCTGGAGTTCCAAGATTAAATGCAGCAACAGAACCAGAAGTGTAAATCTCGACTTGATCTTGGCCTGTAGATGTCGGAACCCAAGTGTAAATTGCGTTGTTGTTACTGGCATCACGAATCGAATACACAGAACTTCCATCAGTAGTCGGCACATAAAGCCTGTCAAATTCCGCTGCAATGCTGCCTTCTGATGAATTGTAAAAACTAGAAAAATCTCCTCCAGTAATCTGGCACACATCAGCGGAACGGGTGGTGGATGCGGAGGTGGTGGGGATGTAGCTGGTGGGGAATGCGCCAACTTCAACCTGTGCCCCCCATTGATAGATGCCACTTACACCGTCACCTGTGTACACTCCATTAAATGATGTGCTTGAAGTATTTGAAAGAGCTAAAACGATTCCAGCAGTTGTTACTCCGGCATCAAGCTGAACCACAACAGCGCAACGATACCAGCCATTTCCAACATTCGTAATAGAAGAAGAAAGTGGTGCTGCATAAGCAGAATAAGATGTAAGATTTCCTAAAACCAAACCGTTAACAAGATCAAACAAAACTGGGTAATTCTTTGCAACATTATCTGTTGCAACTATCGCAACAGTCCCTCTTTCTGCTGCCTTAAAAAAAGATGAAAAAGTTACAATTGCACCACTTGAAATTCCTGAAAAAAACTGCCTAGCAAGATGCGTCCCGCTAGAAGCGGTTTCCACCAACTTGTCGGAAGTTGCATTCCCGTCAGGCCCACTAACAATGTCTGATGAAATAATTAACCTAAGCTTGCTCCAATTAGAATTTGCCATGTCTTCGCTGTAAGTGCAGATATTCGTCCTTTGCTCCTCCACCAACAGACCACGAGAAACCCAGCTTGTGCCGTTGAATGTGTGATCGAAGCGGGGGGTGTTAATGCTTGCGCTGGTCAGCACGCCAGAGGAGTTGAAATATGTGCCGGTGGATGCTCTGGAAAAACTGGGCGTGGGACCACGATAAGCGGTAAGGCTTTTATCGAGAGCGAATCGCAGATCAAGGGCAGCGGATAGGCCGGGATTCGTGCGTCCAGCGTGGAGGAGGGGTAGGGACATTTAGGGCATCCTCAAGTTTTGCTGAATGGTGGTAAGCTTTTCAATGATCTGGCCCATCTTTTCCACGTCGCGGGCCATTTCGCGCTGGTTCTCCGCCAGCTGTGTCACGCCAGCCTGCATTCCGGCCAGGATATCGGCCTGCTTTTCGATGGTGCCGGCCAGCTTGTCGTTTGTTTTTTCCACGCTTTCCAGGAATTTCAGGTGGCGGTCGCGCAGTGGCACCACGACATAGACGCCAATCCAGAGCAAGGCGGCGGCACCCAGGCCGTATTCCAGCACCTTCCCCCAGTCAATTGTCGCGGCTTCCACCATTTCCAGGGCTCCCAGCGTTTTATCCGCTGATTTTACCCGTATGGAACTAGCCGGCCAAATTGGCGCGCGGGTCCTTCTCGCAGTTCCAGCAGCTGGGTATCCCGTTCCAGTCCGGGCCCTTGGTCCGGCAGGTACCGAAAACCGCGCAGGCGTGCATTAGCCCGCCAGAACAGCCGCAGCTCGGCACAGCCTCAACGGGCGGCCCCAGGAATTGGCATGGGGCCACCTGCAGCAGCTTGACGCGCTCCAGCAGCTTGGCCCTGCGAGCTGGTTCCATCAGCTTCGGGGCGCCCAGGGGCTGGAAAGCTGGCTCCTGCTGCGGGGCCGGCTGCGAGAAACCTTCCCCGCAGTTCACGCTGCATTCCAGAAACGTGGCATACGGCCCGGCAGTGGCCCCAGGCGGTGCGCTGGAATAGAAGGCGCAAACGCCCTCGACGCAGTAATACCCGGGCCCGGTGTTGCAGGATGCCTCGCAGGCCACCAGGGTGGCATAAGGGCCGGATGTTGCCCCAGGCGGGGTGCCACCGCCCCACCATTGGACGCAGCCCTCCGGCGTACACCACCATGCGCTGGTGCAGTTTTCCTCGCATTCCGCCTGACTGAAATAATACGTGTACCCCAGCAGCTCGGCCTCATACCGGGCAATCAAGGCGCAGCCGGAATCCTCGCCGCAGTGCCAGACCATTTCAGGCGGCCCGCATTCCTCCGCGCAGGCCGCCGCATCCAGGTATGGGCCCGTACTGCCGGGCGGCTGGGTTTCCGACTGGTAGCAGTACCCATACCAGCACCAGTATTCCCCCACCTGCGCCTCGCAGGCCGCGCTGCATAGCGCCAGGCTGGCGTATGGCCCTCCAATGGTGCCCTCCGGTTGCAGGCGGCTCTGCACGCACCCCACGCCGTCCACGCACCACCAGGGGTCCGTTTCCGGGTCCGGCGTCGGGTATTCCCCGCCATCCCCGCAAGATTCGGCAAGGATTTCCGGGTTGGGGAATTGCATGGAATACAGGTAGACCTCGAACGTGGCCCGGGTGGCCGTCAGGATGTGCGGGCTGTTGGCCTGCGCCTGAACGGCTGTGCTGCACACCCAGCCGGCCCCGTTGTCATTGGTGCAGATGTAGACCGTGCCGCCGATTTCCTTGACGGCCACCTGTATTCCGCAGGTGGTGGCAGCCGCGATCTGGATTTCCTGCTCCACACCCACAGCCTCGACGGCTCCGGCAATGCCCAGCACCCCATAGTCCGTGATGAATTGCGGGTCAGCGTTGCGCAGGGCCGTGCCGGTAGGTGGGGCCACTGTATCCAGGGTAAAATTGTCGCACTGGCAATAGGCCGCGCCCACAGCCCCGCAGCCAGCCACGTTGAATCCAAGCTGGGTAAACTCCCGGATATCTGTATTTCCCAGGCTCTGGATTTCCCCGCGCAGGCACGTCAGCCACCGCGTGCCGTTCCAGAAGCCACAATCGGGCAGGGCATAGGCCACGCTACCGCAGCCCAGGCGCATGGATTGCAGCCCGACGATCATTTTCGCGTACATCACCGGGTCGCCCACACCGCCGATGCTGGCAGGCGTGACGCTCTGGTACGTGGGGCTGGCAAAGGCGCGGCCCCTGTACCGCGTGGTATCCAAGTTCACTATTTCCGTCAGGGTTTCCGACCAGCTCAGGTAGGTGGCCCAGTAGTTCCCGCCCACAGTCGGCGTCAGCACGTAAACCGTGACGCTGACGCTGATCTGGTACTCGTTCAGGGCCACCAGCACAGCTCGGAACTTGTACTGGTTGGCACAGGCTCCGGTTGTGATGCCGGCAAACGGCGCTTCAGCCACCCAAGTGTTCGGGTCCAGCTCGGTGTCCTGCCCAGGATTAGGGCAGCGAAAAGGCGCGTATTTGGTGGCAGGGCCCAGCCAGTAGCTCGGGCTGGGTGTGGTGGAAGGCGGGCAAATTGGCCCATAGAAACTTACGCCAATGGTGCCGCCGGCCTGCGGGAAACCGATGGCACACAGGGAGCAGTCAATATTCACTGGAACAGTGGGCGGCAGGGGCCCGCACACATCGCTGGCCACAGTCTGCACGTAGGTGGTCATTAGGGCACCAGGTACTGGTTCAGGTTACTGATACCAAACTTTATCACCTCGCTGCCACCGCCCACGTGGTTAAAGGTCACGTCGAAATTCCAGACGCCGTATTGTGCCCCGCACAGCATATACAGGTACTGGTCGCAGATGTTCCAAGTGGAGCCGTCCTTGTTGTACACCCAGTGCCGGGCGCTTTGCAGGCGCGGGCTCAGCAGGCTGCCCGCGCTGGCAGGGCTGGCCACCAGGTACAGGTGCGCGTCCAGGCTCCAGAATTCAGCGGTGGCTGGAACCTCCGGCGGGGTTGGCAGGGGGCTCAGGTAATCCGTTGGCCGGAAGCCGGGAATCGGGTATTTGATGGCCACCTGCCCGAAGAAATAAATCCAGGTATATCCCACATACTGCCCCAGCAGGGTGCCGCCGCTGCTGTAGGCGTTCATGGGCGTGCAGAATGGCATGAAACGCTGGTTATAGACGTCTGCGGTGGTGGGAAGCTGGCCGGTCTGCTCGTAGTAATCCACCGCCAGGAATGGCTCGGCCAGGCCCTTGTTCGTCCAGAAGAATTCGGCTGGATTTAGGTACACCAACCAGTCCTGCTGGTTGGAAAGCGCCGCAGCCGCGTCCGTGAAATACCATGCAGGCTTTCCAATGTAGGCGGCCTGCTGTGGCCGCAGCCTGCGCCGCAGCATGGTGACCATATGCCCCTGCTGAATGGCCGGCCCGCTGGCCCGATTATTGTACGGGTCGCCCGGCCCAATGATCTGCCGGCTGCGCCAGGGGGCCAGCTGGGCCGCTTGAAAATACGTTGGCAGCGTGATGGCCCCGCTTGTATTGCCGTACAGGGGATGCCTGTCCAAGGCGCTCGGGATTTTCGGCAATGGCAGCAGCTGCGTTCCAGGGTTGGGGCCGTATGCGCCACAGCCGAAGCTGCCCGCCACAGGGCCGCTGCTCCCAAGGGCTGGAGAGCTGACCAGGGTGTGGACGGCCAGCTCCTTGAAGACGCCGCAGGTGCGCGTGGGAATCACATTGCAGGTGCCGGCAATTTGCTCAGCGTATGCGCCAGCGCCCATGGCTCACCCGTTGTAAGTGACTGTGACCGGGCAGGTGCAGAAACCGTCACTGATAGTGCCGGTAAACGTCAGCGTCACGATGCCGGTAACCGGGTCTTGGCTGCAGGTGCCGGTCGGTATGCCTGTGATGTTATTCAGGCTCCATTCCGGGTACAGCTCGGCTTGGTCAATGTCACAGCTGATTGGCGGCCCAGCCAGCGTCCAGCTGAATATGATCCCGAAGCTGCCGCTGCTGTACCCCCAGGCGAAGTCACAGGGCCCCGTGCGCGTCAGCGTGCCCGTGATAACTGTGGAAGGCCAGCCGGTATTGCAGGTCGTGTTAGGCGGTGTGGGTGTGGATGGCCCGGCTGTGAACTGCATGGTGCCAGGCAGGGCCCGCCTGCCCCAGCATGGGTGGTATGCCGGGTTGGTATAGGTGGCCGGCGAAAGCGTCGAACAGTCGATAACGTCTACGCTCATGGGGCCGCCGTGCAGGTGGTGTCATAGGTCACGTAAAGCTGGCCGCCTGTGCATTGCACGCTGGAAACGTGCGGGCAGTCCATGCTGCTGCCGCCTGCGCTGCTTACCGCGAACTCATGCAGCATGGATGTGGTCAGCCCGGCATTCTGCGTCACGATGACTGGGTGCATCCAGACAATGGTATTGGTGGCCACGCTGGTACTGCCGTTCAGCTCGCGCGCGTAGCCGCTGGTCGTGGTGCCGGTGCGTCCTCCAGCCTTGGTCTGGTAGCCGGTGGCGTCCTTCTTCGGCTCCATTTCCTCCCAGGTGTAGTAGGTGTTCCCGCCCGCCGTGAAATTCCCGGTAACCTTCGCCGGGAAATACGGGGAAATATCCGGCTCCAGCAGCAGGCTGGTGCCATCCGTTGAAAAGCGCGTGCGCGGGTCCGTGCTGCGGAACCTCATGCGTCGGGATTCCTGAAAAAGATGTTGAAGGGCACGCTGGGGTATATCGCCAGGCCCGTCTGCTGGTTCGTGGCGTAGTAGTATTTGCCCGTCAGGCTGGAGGGCACCAGGTTGTGGCCGGCCGCCACGTTGTTCGGGTTATCCGTCAACGGGTTGAACGTGTATGCCTGGCCGATGGGCGGGTTTTTGTACACCATGTTGAACTGCAGGTCACACAGCTTTGCCTGGCTGGGGAAATAGCTGCCGTTGAAGGGCACGAACTCGGGGAATGGTGGCGTGTACACGCGCAGCACGTCCACGCTGGTCAGCAGCAGGGTTCCCTTCGCAAACCCGTACCAGTCGAACTGGTTCACCCGGCCGCTATAGCGGTCGAAATAGCTGTTGCCGGACAGCACGAACGAGTAGGGCACTTGGTGCCAAATGAACTGGATGCCCCTGCTGTTCACGTACAGCCGCAGCTGCCCCATGCCCACCGCCTGATCCTTCAGGTTCAGCCCGGCGGGGTTGCTGTCCATCCTGAACTGGAACATGCCCTGTTGTGCTGTCAGGTACTCGCCGGCCGGGACCTCCTTCAGCTCGGTGAACCGCCAGTATTCTGACTTGCTGCTGAAAACCTGGGGCAGCAGAAACGTATCAGTGGTATCCCACCAGGCGTTCGCCTCATCCGCCAGCTGGGCGTCCTTCAGCAGGGCGTAGGGGCGTGGCAGAAATTCCAGGGTCAGCTCGTAGGTGTGAAACCGGGCGTAATTGCTGAGGGTGTCGCCCTCCAGCTGGACGGGCAGCCCGTTGATGGTGTCGTTGGGCCCCACCTTCTCGGTGAACTGCACCCCGTCAATGCTGCTGATGCGCTCGCAAAACAGCCAAGGGTACTGGGGGTGAGCGATGGGCAGGGTGCGGTTGATGCCAAGGCCGGCCGGCACGGCGTTGCCCAAACACTGGTAGGTGGCGCTCTCCAGCTTGTCGCTTTCGACCTTCACCACCATCTGGGCCCGGCCGCCGTCAATGCCGAAGCCGGCGGTGCTGATACTGCGCCCGTTGATGCGCTCCTTCGCGGCTTTTATGTCATCTAGTGCCATTAGATGTCGATCATCCCTTCACTGGTGAAATTGCCAGAAAGCAAGTTGGTGAAGCCGACGCCAAAATTGTAAACGCCTTCAGCCACCTGCCCTACAGCCGCCTGCGCCCCTCCGATAATACCGCCCTCCGCCACCCGGGCGTCGTAGGTTTGCGCCCCCTTGTTCACGTCCACCAGCTGCTTCAGCAGGTCGGCAGCCCGGGCGGTATTGTCAGCCGTCTGTTTGGCTGAATCGTCCACCAGCTCGCCAGGTCGGGCGATAAAGGCGGCCTGCATCAGGTCCTTGCCCAGTTCAGCCGTGCCCTTGAAGGTGGGGGCCTGTGCCGCTCCGTACGCGCTGATGTTTTCCTTCTGCACACCAGCCGGCAGGCCCTGCGCCATGCGCCCCGCAAACTTGGGCCCGATATCGAACATACCCAGCGTCAGCTTGTCAGCCGCATACCACAGCTTGTCGGATAGCGTCCAGGTTCCTTTCGCGTATTCCGCGCCAGCCGCCAGCTGCTCCTTCAGGCCCTCCATGTACTGGCGCAGCACGGGCAGCAGGCTGTTGATGAATTCCGGCAGTAGGGGCAGGATTTCCTTCAGGAATCCGCCCACAGCCCGGGCCACCTCCGTGATGACCGGCTCCAGCTGGCGCATGATGGGCCGCAGGTAGCCGGCAAATTCCCGCAGCAGGGCGGAAGCCACGCGAATGACCGGCACCAACGCCTCGCCAATGACGGCCATCACGCTGCGCATGGCTTGGTCGTATTCCTGCAGGACTGCCGGGTTGAATGCCTCGACGAATGGCCGCAGTTCGGCCACCAGCTGGGGGATTTCCTGAAGGGGGTTTGTCAGCACAGCCGTGACGCGGGATAGCCCGCCCTTCACCACGCTGGCCACTTGGTTGCTGCTGTTGCCGATGGCCTCGCTGTACGCGTACTGGGCTTTGCCCAGGTTTTCAAACGTGGAAGCCACCACCAGCGCCCGTTCCTGAAACTGGCGCATGGGCACCAGGCTGCCGGAAATGGACGCCCCCAGGCTGCGCAGCGGGCGCAGGAATCCCTGCGCGCCCACCTCCATGGTTTCCCCGATGACGGGCAGTTTTTTGGCTAGAAAAACAATGGCCGCAGCGATTCCAGCCGGGTAGACGTAGCGCATGATGGCGGTGGCCGCCGTGCGCAGCCCGCCGCCAAAACTACCCACCAGCCCGGCCAGCTTCTCGGCCACGCCAGGCAGGCCGCCTGCCGACTTGTTGGCCATTTGCATGGTGGCGGCAAGCGTTAGCAGCTTTTCCCCGAAAGCGCCAATTCCCTGCGAAATGTTGGCCAGGCCCTCCAGCTGCTTGGGCAGGTAATTGGCGATCATCTGGCTGATGCCACCCATGCCACCCGCAGGGGCCCCAGGGGTTTCCCCTGCCGGCGCGGCTTCGTCGCCACCGCCCAGGCCAGCCTGCTTGGCCACCCCTTGGAGGGCTGCGGTAAAGCGGTCCAGCGCCTTGACCAGCGCGTCAAGGTCGGCAGGGCCGCCTGTTCCACCGCTGGTAAGGTCCACACTAGCCGCCATGCTTGGCCCTCCAGGCCGCTTCCAGTTTTTCCCGGCTGATGCCCAACCCCTGCCCCATGGCGAAATACTTCAGCTTGGCCTGCTCCATCGTCTGCCGCTTGGGTTCCACCGCCTGCTGGATAACCGTGCCGTCCTTTTTCCGCTTCGCGCAGTACAGCTGCTGTATCTGCCAGTCAGTCAGCCTGCCGATTTCATCGGGCCGCAACAGGAATGGCTCACCCACCAGCACCGCCATTGTCGTGACCGCATCCGGCATATCGCCGGGCTGTTCCCTGCGCGCCCCAGGGCTGGCGGTCAGCTCGCCGCTGGGGCTTGGGGGAAAGACGCCGCGAACACGCTGCGCAGGGCCGCGCTCACCTCAGCCGGCCCCTGCGTCACCAACCGTTCCGCCTCATCTGCCCCCACGCTGAACAGCACCTGCACCATGGCCAGGGTACCCAGCCCGCTGTCGATCCACCGCCTGAACGTCGGGCCACCGTATGCGAAGTCGCCGCTGGCCACCTTGTCCAAAAAGCTGGAATAGGCCAGCTTGAATTCCTCGTCCGTCAGCTGGTCCTTGCCAGCCAGCACCGCCTCGCGGGCCCGCTTCTCGCAGATGCGCTCCAGCTGGCCCTTGGCCGCCTGCGTTATCAGCCCGACCTTGTACTCCTTGCCATCCACCACAGCCAGAATCGGCTCGGCTGTCACGTTGCCCATGCTCACAGCACCACCTCCTGCGTGAACGCGTTGGCCACGTCTTCCAAGAAGTTGCCGGTCACTACGCCGGCAAACTCCACCCGGGCCACGCCCCGCGTCTCCAGCCGCAGATTAACATCGGTGATGAGCGTTGTCAGCCGGAAGCTGACATCATTGGCCTCGTCCAGGTACAGGGTAACCTCAGCCACATCGGTGGCCTTCAGGCTCAGCTTCTGGTCAAAATATGGGCCGCTGAACTGCACCTGCGCAGCCGGCAGGTCGTGCAGGTAATTGCGCGTTGGCTGGTCATAATCGCTGCAATCAATGGGGTCGGCCCGGATGACCAGGACCCACGCATCGAAGGGCTGCGTGACTTCCTGCCCAGCCGGGCCAAATGCAACAGCGCCAGACTTGCCCTTGAAGACCTGCGGCATGGCCGCCTCCGATCAGGGGGCGACGGTAAAGCTGCCGGTGGACTGCGCTGTGATGCTGACGGTTGCCACACCCCGCACGTTGGTGGAAACGTTCACGCTGGTCACGCGCGCGGTAACCGTGAAGCTGGGGCCGCCGCCGCCGGTGGCCAGCACAAACGATGCAGCCGTGCCCATGGTCACGCCGCTGGTGCCGTCATAGGGCCCGGTGCAGGTGATATCCGCGCTGTTGATGCCGCCAACGGATTCTTGGAAGCCACCGCTGGTGAAGTTGGTGGTATCCACCGCCTCCTCCTTGGTGTCCAGGGTCCAGTCGGTCATGGGCTGGGCCGATGCGCCAATGGTCAGGCTGGCCGATTTTCCCGCGTAGAAAGCCATGTCATGCTCCTCCCAAAAAGGCGACGGTATAGGTGGCAGTCACGCTGCCGGAAAGGTTGGTGATTTTCAGGTTGCAGGCGCTCCCGCTGATGGTGGCCGTGCCACCGTCACCGATCAAAAAGAAGCCGCCCGCCTTGATGGTGATGGAGGGCGTTGTGCCACCCCACCACCATCCAAGGGGGTTCGACGCGCCAGGCTCGATTTTCAGGTCAGCGGCTGTGGCCTTGATGATGAAGCCAATGCCCTTGGTGCAGGTGGCCGCCACGCCCAGCAGGTTGGTGAAGCTGTTCAGGTTGATGGTGGTATTGGCACTGGCTGCCAGGGTGCCCTGCACCGCCAGCACCTCGTTATAGGTGGTGGTATTGGGGGAAAGGCTCAGGTCCACCTTGTCCGGGCCCTGCCGGGTGACAAGGAATCCCGTATTGGCCTTGGTTTGCGTCCAGGTGATTTCGCCGGAAATGCCGGACAGGCTCAGGCTCATGCCAGGCGCTCCTCTTGGCTTAGGTAGGTCAGCTGTAGACCTGTTACATCATAATTGGAACTGGCACCCGACACAATTTCCACCGCTGGATTGGTAACCAGGTCAAACCCGCACAGCTGCACCGGGTCGCCCGGCAGGCTGTCGCGGTAGGATATATCGCGCACCGTCTGGCGTAATTGCAGCCAATCCTTCACATCCTGTTCAAATACCCGGTTCCCGGCCTGTACTAGCGTCACATTCACCTGATAGCGGTACAGGATTACCCGGTTGAAGGCTTCGGTGTCCACGCTGTCGGTGCCCGGGCTGACAATGACCATGGGCAGCGGGTCGCCTTCCAGCAAAATGGCCCGCTTGCGGACGGCCACCTGCACGCCGGGCACCTGCCCCAGGCGGGCCTTCACGCTGTACAGGGTGTCCCAGAATTTGCTCATGCGTGATCCAGGGTGGTGGTAACGCCGCTGACCGGGTCAATGGCCGCCAGAATGGTGTTTTCGGCCCCTGCCGTCCACAGCAAGGGGTTGATGTCCTGTACCAGGCTTTCCGCCGCGTCGCCGGTGGCGTCCACCTCGTACATCTGCCGGCTTACCGAAAGCGTCACATTGTCCACCCGGTAGGCGCGCCCATTGCCGTCCACCAGTTTGGCGTGCAGCTTGGGCGGTTGGGCGCATTCCAGCACCCACAGGTTGAACCGGAACTGCGTGCCGTACATCGTGGCGATGCCGGCAGGCGCGTTCTGCAGGCTGCCGGGCAGGCGCAGGGAATTGGCGATGGTGAAGGTCACGCCATCGGGCTGCGTGCAGACCAGGCTTTCCAGCCGGTCGAATATGGTGTGGTCGCCTTCCGGGCTCCAGCTGAGCGTCATGGCTGGGCCTCCGGCAGGAATACGTCCACCAGCTGGAATTGCAGGGATTGGCCAGCCAATGCCTGAAGCTGCGGCATAAGGTCGCGCAGGGTATCCTTCAGGCCCAAGGCACCGAAACGCGCCTCCAAAACAGCCCCATAGAAGGCGTTTCGGCGCAGGCCCACCCGTACCCTAGCCTCGCGCATGATGCGCTGGATATTCAGGCTTTCCACAGTCACGTTGGCCTGCAGGAATCCGGTGCGCTTGAACGGGTACCGCCCAGCCACAGGCGGCCCCTGCAGGTAGCGCACCCGCCCGTTCCGCTTGGTGGCTGGTGCCGGCTTTCCCAGGCGTTGCTGGTGTTGCGCCTGCAGGTAGACGGCAGCACGCGCCAGGCCCTTGGCCTGCTGCTGGCTCATTCCGCCAGCAGTAGACCCGGCAATAGCGCGCGCCACGCCCACCGAAAGGTTCATACCGTCACCAGCCGGTAGGCAATATGCCCGCCCACCGCGACGGCGGCCGAAAGGTTCAGCACCAGCGCCTCGCCGGATGCGGTTTCCAGCAGGCCCACCACGCCGGCGGGTGCCAGTGGCCCGGCACTAGGGGCGGCCCCGCCATTGGTGGCCAGTGCCATGGCCCCCGACAGGTTGGTGCTCGCGCCTGATTTCCAGCGGATGGAAACGTCACCGGCCGCTATGACCACGTAGCTGAGCAGCACGATCTTCTGGCCGGTGGATGCCGCCACGATGGTGTTGTCACCGCTGCTGCTGGCGCTCACTGCCGCAAATTTCACGCTCATGGCCTCATCCTCGTGATGCGTTGAAATGGCCCCGCCAGGTTCTGCTGGGCCCCTTGTAAGGCGGCCAGCTGCCGGGTCAGCATGTCCAAATAGCTGCCCCAGCTGATGCTCTGGCCGTTGACGGAATAGTCCGGCTTCGGGTCCGTTGTAAGGTCCTTGATGCGGGCAGCCACCTGGTCGATGGCTGTGGCGATGTCATCGGCTGCCGCCATGTTCCACCACCTCCGTGTACACTTCCCGCTGCCAGTGCAGCCGGTTTTCCTGCCGGTAAATACGGGCCGCCTCGTCGGGGCTGTATGCCTCGACCAGCGCCTCCGGGCATGCCTGGTGCCGCACCCTGTAAAGGCGCACAGCCGGCCCCGTCTGGACCGGAACCGGCTGCGCTGAACTTTTGGCCTTCGCCTTGCTCATCAGTTCTTGTTCCGCACCACGTGCCAGGGGGACCAGATGGAGGGCACCCCGCGCTCGTTGGCAAAGTAGCTGGCCACGATGCCCTTGTCCAGCATTTCGTACTGGTTGGGGGCTGCCTGGTTCACGGCCAACGGGTAGTTTTGCATGTAGCGGAAACTCTTGCCCCGCTCCAGCGCCCACCAGTAGTCGTCGGCGTTGGCCTGGCTCAGGTTCAGGCCGGTGGCATCGGTGCAGCGCTGCTCGATAATCGGGCTGCTCAGCACCTCCAGGCCGCTGTACGGGCTGCCCGGACTCACGCTGACGTTCAGCGGGTTGCTGGTCGTCTGCGGTGTGGATGCTCCGCCACCCGAACGGCGCTCGGTGGTGGTGGCCGACAGGATCAAGTTAGCCGTCGCCACCTTTGCGGGGTTCACAATGATGGTGTCAGGCTTGGTCAGGATGCGCTTGCCGGTGGCAGGGTCCTGCATGCGGGCAAACAGCAGCATGGCGCTCTGGATGGAGGTCCAATCCAGCAGCGGGTTGCTCTGGTCGTTCAGGTAGCCCTGGGTCCGGCTGGTCACGTACGTGTTGTACGCTGTGCCGTTGTACCGGAACGAGTTGGTCACACCAATGATGGTGTCGATCACCCGGATTTCCTTGCGGTAGGCCAATTCCTCGCCCACGCTGGAAGCCATCTGGAGGATCTGCCCGGTCAGGTCAAAAAAGACCGTTTCCTTAAAGACATCCACCGCCAGGGCGTTCTCGACCGTCTCGGGGGTTTCCACCCAGCGCTCGTTGAACTGCGCCCGCTCGTGCGGCATGCCAGGCTTGCGCACGGCAGCCCGGTCACCAATGTGGTTCACACCGATGATCTTCTGGCCGTTCAGCTTGGTGGGCTCCGCCGGGCACACCCGGTCGGCAATCAAGGCGGGGTTCTGGAACGCCTCGAGGATTTTCACCTCAACCAACCCGCCCACCACGCTGGTGAACGTGTTGATGTTGGCGAAAGCAGTCGGGTCGATGCCGATGCCGGTGCTCTCCAGCAGGGCGCGGGTGTCGCCCGGGTTGGTGGCCTCGAGGATAGCTTTCGCCTGGCTGAACTTGTTCAGGGCCCGGCTGTCCGGGTTGAACAGGCCGCGCCAGCTGGGCCCGATAATTCCCTCCGCCAGCTCCGCCAGGCTGAACTGCTCAGCGCGGACTTTTGCGTCCTTGCTGATGCGGTTGCCGGCGTAATCGCGGTAGTCGTTGCCGTCCTTGTCGCACAGGCCCAGCCCGTGCTTCATTTCGGTCAGGAACCGCCAGCGCCCATTGGACTGCTGGCTGCGGCTCTCGAACAGGCTTCGGATCTTCAGGGGGTTCATTGGTCAGGTCCTTTCGTCGTTGGTTTGGTTTAGAACACCTGGCGGGCGGCTTTGCCATACAGCCGGCAGACCACCAGGGTGGTGGCTGACTTGTACTGCTGCACCACCACGCCGATGGCTTCGGCGGACAGGGCGGTAGCATCCAGTTTCTGGTCGCTGATGGCACCAGCTGCGGCTGCGCCGCTGCTGAAACCAGTCACCAGGGCACCGGGCTCCCAGGTCTGGCTGGCGCAATCCGCCTCATAGATGCAGTCGGTGGCAACCGTGATGTCGCCGGCGGTGGTTTGGGTGGCCAGCCTGGCGGACTGGGCCACGCCCACGAAATTGTCGTGCACGAACACCTGGTCGGTGTTCACCGTGCCGCTGCCCACCTTGCTGGAAAGCGGGTAAACGTCACCGGTGCCGGAATCAAGATACAGCAGGTCGCCCACGCTAATCTGCACGCTGGCAGGGGCCCGGTACACCACCGTGCGGGTGGCTGGGGGAAGGACAAAGCGGGAACCGCCGAAATTTGCGCTCATCTGTGTTGCTCCTTAGTTCTGCAGCCAATTGAAAAGGGTGTCGCTGTCGGGGATGCCGGCAGCCTTGTCCTGCTTGCTCTCCAGCACGGGGCTGGAGCTGCGGGGCTTGCCGGCCTTGGCCGCCAGCGCCAGCTGGTTCACGGTGCGCTGGGCAGCGTCCCTGGGCAGCAGGGCCAGGTCAGCCAGCAGCTGGCTGTTGGCCTTCAGCCCGGCGCTCTCGCACAGGGCACGCACAGCCTCGCGGGCCTTCAGGGTTTTGTTTTCCTGGAGCAGCTTGCGGGCGGTCAGCTTGGCCCGCTTGCCTTCCATGGGCTTTTTGTCGTCTTCTTCTTCCATGTCCTCATCCTCGTCGCCGTCGATTTCGACCTCGACTTCGGCTTCGGATGCGTCCTTTTTTTCTTCCTTTTCGCCGGCCTCAGCTTCGGCGGTTTCTTTTTCTTTTTCGTCCTCAGCCTCCATGGCGTCCTTTTTTTCCTCGCCTTCGGCTTCGGTGTAGCACGCCTCCAGCTTGCCCATGGCCTCTTTCAGGCCGTCCAGGGCCTCCTTCAGCTTCTCATCCATGTTCGACTCCTTCAGGGTTTTCACCTGCCGGCTTTCCTGCAGGCTTTTCGTCGTAGCCGGGTCGGCCACCAGGTCCACGTGCCGCACCTCGACGATTTCATTCACGACGAAGGTGCCGTCCTTGTCCACCTTCCCGTCGCCGCCGGCGTTGTGGCTCAGCCCGAACACGTCAGGCATGCGCTCGGCCGCCTCGCAAATGCGCTCAGCCATCGGGTGGCTTTTCAAATAGACGAGGTCACCGTACAGGCCCTCGCCTTCCACCCACCGGATGTTTTCCAGCTTGCCGAAACGGTCGTATGCGCTGCGCTGGTCGGTTGGCTTGCCATCCGGGTGGTTGATGTTTACCCGTATGCCCTCATACAGCCCGGCAGCCTTCTGCACCGCCTCCGGCAGGTAGCGCCTGCCATTCTCGCTGATGAGGCCCAACACCTTTACGTTATGGATGACGCCGGCGGCCCGGTCCACGCTCAGGGCGTTGGTGGACTGGGTCTGCTCGATCAGCTTGAACAGCTTGCGCGTCTTCATGGTTTCGATTATACGGGCCAAATTTTTCTTGACAAATTAGACGCCTAGAACTTGGCCCCCTTGGGCGGCCGTGTTTGCCTGGGCGGCACCTTGTGTATGGTCACGTTTTTCATGCCTATTTCCGCCAGTGCCTGCCCCCAGTATGGGTAGCCCGGGCTGTCGGGGTGTTCGGTTTTCCTTGGGAACGCCACGTTCAAATACAGCTCAATCCCAGGATCATCTGTCACCCATGCGGGGCCACCCTCCACCCAGTGCAGCTCCACCAGGTGGTCCTTGCCTTTCAGGTGCCAGGTAAATGAGCCTATCACTGCTGCCCCCTTGCCCTGGCGCTTTCCTTGTACTGCATGATGGAAAGGACAAACTGGGCGTACTCCGGGTCCTTCTCCATGAAGTTCACCGGGTCATCAAACAACGCCTGCAGGCCCATGCTCAGGATTTCCGAACCGTTGGAATATTCCTTGCCCACGTAATAGGCGGAGTTTTTTGAGAAGTAGCGGTCAAAATTGTCAATGCGTCCGGTTTCGCTTGGCCCGTAGTTTAGATTGGGAAAAACACTTTTTAGCTTTACCGGTTTTTCGTCACCCACTCGGTAGTGCAGAAATGTCTGCACCATATCAGCCACGTAGGTGTCTTCTCCTTCCAGGATATGCCCCATCTCGTGAACGTGCACATCTGCCCCGTCATCGTTCGCCAGAAATACTCTTGGCCTTCCATGAAATAACTGGGGGTACTTTTCGGCGTCCACCTTGTCCAGGGCAAACGCTCGGCCTTCCGTTTTTTCCTTGTATGGGTGCACCATGTCTGCCCGATTGGCCACCATGCAGTCATTGACCGGCACTTCCCCTATGAGATTCAGGAAATCCAATGTCTGGCGTTGCCTTTGCAGAAATTCCGGCGGGTAAAGTTTTTTGGAACCTTCTGCGGTTTGTGTCATGAGTTGCACGGCCACCACAGCCTGATCCTTGGGCCCGCCCTTCTGCATGGCGTTATGCACCTGGTCCTTGGTTTCAGGCTTTTTAACCAGCTCGTTTTTCTGGATGGTTTGGTATTTCTCGACCAGTTTTTCATACAGGCCGGCGCTTTTCATGCTGGCGATAGCCTGCTCGTTCAGATCGCTGCCAATCCTGCGCTCGATGGCTTCCCGTTTCATTTCCGGCGCTTTTTCAATAATGCTTTCGACCATGCTTTTCACGCCGTCCAGCTTCACCTGCAGGGGCTCGGCCAGCTTGGTGATGGATTTTTTCGCCAGCTCAGGAAACTGCACGGCCACCCACCTGGGCAGGGGCTGGGCGTTGTCGGCGTCCTCCTCCAGCTGTTCCATGGTGGCCGTCAGGGCTGCCAGGGTGTGGTGGTTTTCCTCGAGGCGCTCGACAGCCTCCTCGTAGGCTTCCACCTGGCTTTGCCTGGTCCATTCCAGCCTGTCAGGTATGGCCTTTGTTTTTGCGTCCTTGTTTTCCTCTCGTTTTTTTTCCAGCTCCTTCAGGTCCTTGGCCGTGACCTCGACCAGCTTGGCCATGCGGGCCTTCCCGTATTTCTTCTCCAGCCTGGAAAGCAGGGTAGCAGGCTTCACCTTCAGGGCCTTGGCCGCTTTGGCCTGCGCCTTTTTGAACGCCTCAGTATCCTTTAGGGGTTTTTGGATGTTTTTAGCCGCCTGCTCGGATGCCTGCTGGTCATTGGCCGCCAGTATTTCCGCAGCCGTTATGTCGCGGAACTTGTCGCTGCCGTATGCCCGCTCATAGAACAGGATGCCCTTGAACCGTTGCAGCCGGCCGCTGGTGTTGATGAATGGCTTTTCCCGGTTGAACAGGGCGGCCCCGTAGTGCCGGAAATGGTCCCTATCCTGCGGCTCGATGTGGTGCAGCCTGTTCAGGTTGAATTGCCCGGCGGCCGGGTGGACGGCCTGCCGGTTGCCGGTGCGCTTTTCCTGCGCTGCCCGCAGCAGCTCAGCCGTCTGCCGTAGCTGGTCCATGCCGGTGGTGGGGGCTGCCGCCCTGGGGTAGTGGGGTGGCTCTCCAGGTTTGGGCGGCAGGGTGGCCGTCGGCGGTGGGGGCGGTGGTGTGGGCGGCACCGGTGGCGGTGGTGGCGTGATGACGGGCGGTGTATCCGGCCGGGCCTCCGGCGGCACGTAGCCGAAACGGCTCACCTGCACCGCCAGCTCGCGCCGCTGCTGGATCACCTCGTCCACCTTGTCCACCCGGGCCTGGCGCTCGCTGGCGGTTTCCCCCTTCAGCTGGTCCACCGGCAGCAGCTGCCCAGTCTCTGGGTTCAGGAAATCCGCCCATTCCACCGGCCGGCCCTTGGCCATTTTCGTGACGGTGGCCAGCCTGCGGGTGCCCACAGCCCAGCGCTTTTCCTGGTCGGTGGCCGTCTGCCACCATTCGGCGTAGGTGACCGGGTCGGGGATCAGCTTTTTATCGTTGCCGGTGAACAGCGCCTTGGCCGCCGGGTCGTTCTCGATGTGGTCCGCCACTTCCAGCACCGGCGACAGGTAGCAGCGACAGTTGAAGGCGACGGTGCCATCGGCCTCCATGGGCGGGTTCGGCATTTCCGTGATGGATAGCTGGCCGGGTTTTGGGTTCTTGTAGTAGATATTCCCGTTTCGTGCCGCATGGGCCGGGCGCACCCGCCAGTCCATGGTGGCGTGTATCTGGTAGCCGATCACCATGTCGCCCAGGTCATCGAACGCCTGAAGGCGGGCGGCATGGCTGACGCGCATACCCTCCGTGCGGGCCACCCGCCTGGCGCTTGTGCGCACGCCCTGCACGGCCGGCCCCAGGGTGTTGGCCAATTGCTGGACCGTTTGCCCCTGTGCCATGCCCATGGCCACCAGGGCCGCCAGCTGGTCGGGTGGTGCCAGCCTGGTCTGGGCCGCCAGCCTGGCGTTCCAGCTGGTGCCGGCGCTCGGGGAGTAAATGATGCGGGCCACCTCATCAGCTGGCAGGGGCTCGAACAGCTGCGCCTCCACCTGCGCCCGCTGTTCAGGTGACAGCCGGGCCTCCGTCAGGTCTGGCGGGCCCGGGTTATTTTGCTGGAGGGCCAGGCTGATGGCCGCCTGCGGGGCTGTGGCTATTGCGTCGGCTATGGCCTGCTGGTGGCCCTGCCGGGCCAGGCTCTCCAAGCCCTTGTCGATGCCGGTTATGGCGCTTTGCGTGATTTCCCGCAGGATGGCTGCAATTTGCTCCTGCGTGCCCGGGCGGGGCACCTTCAGGGCCAGCAGCCGCAGCAGCCGGTTCCACAGCCGCAGCACCTTTGCGTCTATTTGGTCGGCTATGGCATCAGCCTGCACCAGCGCCCGGGCCTGCTGGATGCCAACTTTTGCCGCCATGCGGCTGTTCGCCAGGATCATTTCTTGCGCTCTGGGATTTCACCACGCCGGGCCATGTCCAGCGCGATGGCGACGGCCTGATCCTGCGGGTAGCCCTCATCTTTCAGGGTGCGAATTTTATCGGGCACCTTGCTCTCGGTGGCCTTCCGGTCGGCGGCCTCCATCTGGCCCACCACCTTACGGGCCCAGGCGTAGCCGGCGTCACCGCCCCAGCCCTGCCACGCCTGCCAGCCCTTGCCCTGCTGGTCCCACGTTTCGCCCTTTTTGTCCACCTCGTGCCGGTCGAAATAGGCTTTCATGCGGCGCACCGTCTGCGGTGATAGTTCCCGGCCGTTCGCCAGGTCACGGGCCCTGGCGATGCCCACCGGCGTCATGCCCCGCTGGCTTTCGGGTTTCTCCGCCCGCACATCCAGCGCCCGCTGGGCCGCCTTTCTGGCGCCCTCCGGCGGCTTGAAATCAATATGCGAATAGCGCCCGCCCTCCGCCTCCGTGTAGGTGCCTTCCATGGCCTGTACGCTGCCGGTGGCCTCCGGCAGGGCGGGGGTGGGCAGGTCGGTGGGCAGGGGCCCGGGTAGGCCGGCGTCCTGGGTAACCTCGTCCCAGTTGGCCATTTCCTCATCCCAGTCCAGCCCGATTTCCTGCGCGATGGTCTGCGGGCTCTTGACGCGCAGCGTGCTGTATACCTGGTTGGTCTGCGCCTCCTGCACCCGGTCGCGGGTTTCCACGCTGGGGGGCACCACCTGGATTTCCACCGCATCCAGCACGTTGGGGGGCAGCTGCCCCGCCATGGCCGCATTCTGCAGGGCCGCCCGCATGACGCGCAAAAACGGCCGCTTCACAGCTTCCTGGAGGGCCAGGCAGTTGCGCAGGAATGGCGATTCAGCCGTCAGGCTGCTGGCGTAGTTGTTGTTGGCGGCATTGCTGCTGACCAGCCACTCGGGGGCGTTGTGCCGGTTGCCGGCGCTCCGCAGCAGGCTCTGGAAAACTTCCAGGTGGGCGGCTGCGCTGGCGGCTGCGGGTGGTGTGATGTAGTTCATGCCCTTGGGAATATCGAGGAAACTGCCGGAACGTAGCTGCTGGAAATCCTGCTGCTTTCCAGTGAGGGCGTCGTACTGCGTGTAATCCACCTGCCCTTGCAGGAAGGTATCCACCTGCTGGCTGCTGGCCGCATCGTACTGGCGGATGCCGGCAATGGCCGCCTGCACCGCGCTGCCCTCGCCCAGGTTCTGCCGCAGCTTGCTGGCAATGTTGAAGGCGTCCAGGGTGTCGTAGCTGAAATCCGGCAGGCCCCGTTTGATGGCCCTTTTCACGTTGGCTTTCAGGTGGATCATGTTTTCCGCTTCCACCTCCTCACCCATCACCGGCACGTCTCCACCCTTGCCGCCTGGGGCGGCATAGCTGACGAAATATGCCTCGATCTGGAAAACGTCATCCACCTCCGTCTTGATGCCGTAGCTCCACTCCGCCAGCTGGCTATCGGGCGGCTGGAACACCTGCTCGGGCTCCACCGTGCGGATCATTAGCCGGCCGGATTTCTGCGGGAATAGGCGCAAAAAGGCGTCACCATCCTCCCGCCAGCGCCAGAACAGCTCCCGCTCCATTTCCGGCCATGCGTTTTCGTAGGCGAAATCATCCACCACCTGCTGGGCCTGCTCCAGCAGGTCGGCGGAAACCTCGATGCCCTTTTTGGCGGCCACCCGGTAGCTGAAACCGTTGCCGATAACGTAGCTGGCCAGCCCGTTCAAGAGGCCGTAGGCGTTGGGGTTCATCGTGGTGCACAGCCGGCTGGCGGCCCGCAGGATGGACAGCTGCTGTTCGCTGTACCAGAACGGGTAGTTTCCGCCGTAGCGCCGGTCGGTGGGCTGGCTGACCGGGTAGGCGAACTGCCCGCCGTCCCGGTAGCGGTTCAGCAGATCGGCGTAGCCCTGAAGCCAATAGTCCTGGTCCAGGTAGCCTTCCAGCAGCTTTTGCTTGCGCTGGAGCTGCTTCACCCGCAGGCTTTCCTCGAGTTCCACCCGCTGGCGTTGTACCCTGCTTCCGAATAGCCGTTCCCACAGTGTCATACCAGTAGCCTCCTGACGGGGGGCCGTTTCGCCACGCGCCCGTTGTGCAGGTCAATCATACACCGGAGGGCCATTTCCAGCCCGTCAGGGCCGTCGTCATGGCTGGCCACCGGAAAGTCCCGCAGCTGCTCCAGCAGCAGCCGGGTGCCCGGGCTGTTGGCCTTGAAACGTATTTGCCGGCCTTCCAGGTAGGGGCCCAGGCGGCGGATGCGGGTCAGCTTGCTGACGGTGTTGTTGATCTGCACCAGGGGCAGCATCATGCCCATGGCCCGGGCCTTGGCCGCCATCAGGTTGGCCAGCAGCTCCTGGAACTGGTTCACCTCGACGGCGAAGGCGTCCGGCTTGAAATCGGCCGCCTGTTCCAGGGCATCCTCGATGATCTGCTCACTGGAGCGCCGTTCCAGATCAGCCTGGCAGTACAGGGTGCCGTCGGTTCCCCTGCCCAGCTTGATGATGGCGCTATAGTCGCCATGCCGGCCGTCCCGGCCCTTGCTGGGGTCCACCGCCATGGTCCGCAGGGGGCACACTGGCCATTCATCGAACAGCAGGTCCCGCCCCTCCGTGTAGCCTGCGGGCCATTCCACGCCACCGCCGGCACGGGGTTGCTGCTGGTACAGGGCGGACCAGTCATACACGCCAATGCTGGCCCGGATACGGTTCAGGTCATCCGCTGAAAACATTTCCGGCCATAGGGGCTCCCCTGGCTGCCGGTGGTCGTGCTCGCTTGGGGCATCCTCCGCCAGGGCCGGGAAGTTGATCACCTCCCACTGGTCCGCCCCTGGCTCATCCTGCGCCACCTTCACCAGCCTGCCGGCCAGATCGTCACTGTGCCAGCGGGTCATCACCAGCAGGATACGGGCACCTGGGGCCTGCCTGGTGTACAGGGTACTGGTGTACCAGTCCCAGACGTTTTCCCGCACGGTAGGACTGTCGGCCTCCTCCCGGTTTTTCAGGGGGTCGTCAATAATCAGCCACTTGGCCCCCATGCCCGTGATGCCGCCACCCACGCCCGCGCTGCGGTAGGTGCCCGGCTGCCCCACCACCTCGAAAACATCGCTATTGCGCAGCCAGCTGCCGGATACCGTGCGGCTGTTGCTGTCGTTCAGCCGGGTGGCCGGGAATAGCGCCTTGTATTGCGTGCTGTCGATAATGCGCTGGATGTCACGGTTCAGCCTGCTGGCCAGGTCCGCGCTATAGCTGGTGCCAATGATGGTGGTGGATGGGTCAATGCCCAGCAGGTAGGCGGGCAGCCGGCGGCTGATCAGTTCACTTTTCCCATGCCTGGGGGGCATGCTGAGGATCAGCCTGCGCAGGTTCCCGTCCACCATCCGGTGGAGGGCTGCCGCTATGGCCTGGTGGTGCCAGCCCGGCTTGTAATCGGGCATGGTGTACCGGCAGAAATCAAGCAGGTCCCGGCGGGCTCGCCTGCGGCTCAGCAGCTCGGCCGCCGCCTCCTGTGGCCCCAGCTGCGATGGCTGCCAGCTGTTCATCAGTTAGCTCTCCAGGGTTCAGCGTCACCTGCACCCGGCCCTCCTGCTGGATTTCCTGGCGCTCAACGTAGCCCCTACCCTTGCCCTGCGTTTTCAGGGTAAAGCACACCGCCCAGCCCTCCCCCTGCGTGACTGCCCGGTGCAGGGCGCTTTCGGCGTTGTCCACCATGCCCTCCCGGGCATCGTGCAGGATAGTTTTCAGGGTTTCGCTTTTGGCAATGCGGTCAAACAGGCCGGAGCGTTCCACCCCTAGGTTCCGGGCAGCCTGCGCGACGTTGCCCAGGGCCGCCTTCAGGGCGTCCGCCACCGCTTTCTCGCTGAGATAGCCTCTTTTACGTGCCATGGTTTTTATGCGTCCAGTATCGTGGCAGGATTATATCACTTTTTATTCTTTGCGTTCAGCTTCATGTTTGCGTTTTTTCCACTCCTGCCATATTCCTGGGCCGCTTGGCTGCGGAATTCCTGCTCCAGTTTTGTCCTGTGCCGCTTGATGTTCTCCAATTGCTCAGCATACGGGTAGCAGTTTCGGAACTGGTCCAGGGCGTACAGCACGACAGAGCAACGGTAGCCGCCGGCCTGCGTGGCAATGGGGGTGACGCCGTGCATCACTTTCTGCCCGTCAAATATGATTATGGCCCCATCAACCTGGGTCAATGCCGCCCTGTACTCCGGCAGCACCAGCAGGCCGCCCTTGCTGTTTTTGCGCAGGATAATCACGTTCGACCAAACGCCCTTCTGGTTGGCCGCGTCTCGGTGGTGCTTAATGGCGTGGTTCACGTTGAAATTGATGGTGGTGAACGGTGTACCCGGCACCACCCAGTCCGGCACGATTTCGCTGTTGGTTTGCCGGGTGTGCCTCTCGTATTCCTCAGGCAGCCATTTTTCGTAAAGGGTGCAAATATGGCCGGCGAACTCTTTCGCCAGCTCCCAGATTTCCGGGTGTTCATTGGTGTCGGCGCTCAGCCGGCAGTAGTTATGCCGCAGTGGCACTCGAGGAAGGCTGCCCAGAATGGTGGACTTGGTGGGCAGGCCCTGTGTGCGGGTGTTCTTTTTCGGTTTCACCTGGCGGGTTATTTGGTGGCCCTTTTCAGCCAGCCACGCCGGCAGTGACGCGTACACGCCAACACAGCGGCCCTGTGAAACCAGCCTGGCCGGCGGGTTGATTATTCTTTCAAATTCAGCAGCAGCCGGCACGTTACCCAGCAGGTGGTCACACGGTATAGGTGGCCCAAGGTCAATTGTCTTCATGGTAGCGCCTCAGCACCCATAGAATGGCGTCGCTGTTATTCTCCGTTTTTGATTTTTTGCGGGCATATTCAATGTCACTTTTTACCGTCTCGAATTCGTCCATGGTGCAGAAAAACTCGAACTTTTTCACCTTGCTTTCCAGAAACCTTTCGGTGTCGTGATTGTTGTATTCCTCTTTTTCGGCCTCTTTTTCCTGCTCGCTTTTTGGCTCCTCAGGTGGAAGCCAGGGGATGTTGTTGTCAGCCAATGTTGTGAGCATATCCGCCAGCGCCTGGCTGCCGGTTTGCACATCCCGCAGCAGGGCGTCCAATGCGTTGCCGTCAGCCTCCGCCATGGCTGCCAAGGGGTCCAAGGTGGCCAGCAGCTTGGCCGCCTCCGCGTCATCCACATCCAGCACCAGCACCGGCACCTCCGTGTCCGGTGTGGTGGTTGCCCGCAGGTGCCCGTCGATCAGTTTCAGGCCGCTGGGCGTCTCGTAGGCCAGCAGGGCTCCGGCGTAGCCGATCTCCGCCAGCACGCCCTGGAGGGCCTCCTGCTGGGCCTTGGGGTGCTTGCGCCAATTGCGCTCGTTCGGTAGCAGCTCTCCAGCCCGTACCCTGCGCAGCTCTTTCACCCGGTCCCGTATTTTCATTTTTCCCATTCCTTTTTCTGTTCTTTCACGTCGGCCCTTTCGTTATCGTGGGCCTTGTTCAATTGGCACAGGGTATACCAGGCCAGCTGGTCGGCGGCCTTGAACCGGTTCTCACCTTCGGCGTTTTTCGCCATATCAGCCAGCACCGTCAATGCTAGGTGGTGCAGCCGTTGCAATTCATGGTGGTCCATTCCGCTAGGGTGCGCCACCATTTCCCCGCCTTCTAGCCCCACAGGCCCAGCTCCTCATCTTCCACCGGTTCCGGCACACAATCGGGCCGGAGGTCCCGGGTATTCCTGCGCATATCCTGCGGGTGGAAAACGGCCTGCCCCGCCTTGGCCCTGCGCTGCATGGTCAGAATCTTTTCCTCGCTGCCGGGATCCGCCTGCGTGGCCTTGCCCGGCTGCTGCGGTTCCCCGAACCATTCCGGCATCAGCCGGCAGCATAACAGGGCCCACCGGTCTGGTGACAGGTCCATGTCTGCGGAAACCTTTTCCAGGCGTTCCACCAGCACCCACAGGCTGACCGTCTGGCGGTGGTTCATGCGGGCTGGACCACCACGTCCACGTAGGATTTGTCAGCCGGTTTTCCTGGTGGCGTGAACCGTATGTAAATGCTGTTCACCACCTCAGCACAATCGTCCGTGATAGCCCCGATGTGCTGCAGGAAATCCATCAGCGGTTTCAGCACGTTGTCAATGTCGCGCCCCTTGCGCCAGCCCTTACCGCCGTTGATGGTGACGGAAACGTGCACGGGCCCGTCCACCTGGCGCACCTGGCGGCCGGTGTGGAACAGGTTGCGGGTGATCCATGTCTGGTAGCTGCGGCTGCGGTAGACCTTCCCGCCCCTGCCCCTGTTCCAGATATGGTTGACGGAGGGCGGCGGCGATAGCCGCAGAAATAGATGACCGGTGCCTCCGGTTGGGGCACTTTCGACGTTTCCGAAATTATCACCGGGTATATGGCCTGCTGTCAATTCCGGCCCTCCAGATCGGCCTGGATGATGTCACTGGCGGTGCGCAGGTGCTTGCGGGCCCTTTTCAGCCAGGCCAGGGCGGTGCGGGGTTTGGCGGTGCAAACCAGCTCGGGCACCTCGCTGAGGATGTGGGTCACCTCCTCCAGCAGGGTGACCATCGTCTCGTAGTCTTCATGTCCCATGGTGTGCCCTCCATGGTGCCATATTCTACCAGCGGGCCACCTCCTGGCGGTCCCGCTCGATCTGCAGCAGGTCCACCGTATCCTTCAGGCGTTGCAATTCCGTCTGGATGCGGTCCATGCGAACCTTCATGGCCAGCCCCGCAAGGCGCTCCATGGCCAGCTCACCTTTCAGCAGGTGCACCTGGTCCCTCAGGGTAGGGTTTCCATTCTGCCCCATCGCGTTCCCCTCCTAGAAACTCGAAACGGATCGGCAGGGGCAGCTGGACGAACCGGCTGAAGTAACCCGACTGCCGCTTCCTGTCCTCATCCATCCAGTGCCGCAGCACCAGTTCACCTTCCGGGTTGGTCATCAGCTGGAGGGCCTGCCCTGTGGCGATGTTCACCCATTGCAGCCGGTGCCATTCCCGGCCCTGGCCATCCAGCACCCGCACGCTGGTGCGGCCCTCGCCGTCGGGTGGCACATCCTCCGGCGTGACGATCATACACCGGCCCCCGCCATGGCTGAAGGTTTCCGGCCCTGGGGGCCGTGCAGGCGCTCCTTCGGCACGCACCACAGCCCGGGCCGGCCGTTGCCCAGCTCGGTCCAGAACTCCGGCTGTTTTGCATCACTGCCCAAGTACCACCCGTGCAGGGTCATGCGCGGGGCAAACCCGGATACCAGCACGTACATGCGCTCCGGGCTGTCATCATGCCGTATTTTCAGGTCATAGCGCATTTGGCTGATCCACCGCACCTCGATGCCTGGCGGGTGTTGCCGGCATGGAATATCCGGCTCAGCCCTGAAGGTGCCCACGCTGCCGGGCCAGAACAGGGCCAGCGCCTTGGCCACAGCCAGCTCAGCCGCTGCCCCGTTCAGGTGCATCGTCCAGGGGTCCAGGTTGCTTAGGCCGTGCTTGGTGCCAGGGCTGCCGGCTGACTGCAGCTGGCGCTCCGCCCCCACCATGGCGGCCATCCGCATTTCCATGTCCGTCAGGTTCACGGTTGTCCACGTTGTCAGCTCACTCACCGGCTGCCCCCTTTGCCATGCGCAGGATGGTTACCTCGTTCCGCAGCACCTCCGCCTCACTGCGCAGGCGGTCCACATCCAGCCGCAGCTGGTGGCACGTGAAAGACCACTGCGTCACGGCCTGCAACAGGCGCTCGTTTTCATATTCCAGCTTTTCCAGCTCAGTGGGCCTTCTCATCACTCCCCTCCCGGCAGCGGGTTACTAATTTTTTGGTTTAGGTATTGAACCCTAATGTCTTTGTTACTGAACACAAAAACCGCAGTAGTAAACAGAAAAAATGCAACAACAGCGAACAAGCACCAAGCCGCAAACTTCAGCCAGAACATCAATGACTTTTTCCAGCCTTCGATTGCGGTAACACGCTTTCGCACCTCGTGCAATTCGT